GGATTGTAAATAATGCTAATTTGTTTAGATGTAAAATTAGGCTCGAACATAAACTAAACGGAAAGCCTATTTCGTGGGTTCACTTAGATACTTTTTATCTTGAGTCTAATCCAAAAGTTTATTTATTTGATGTGTAAATTATGACAGAATACAAAAAATACAAAGGCAGCGAGGCGAATTTTCAAAAAGCCGTTGTGAGTTATTTAGATTACAAGGGCGTTTTATGGTTTCACCCGCCTAACGAGATCAAAGCTAAGCCCCAATACATGGCAAAGCGTAAACAACAAGGCGTTAAAAGTGGCGTTCCTGACGTTTGTATATTAGAACCAAATTCGAAGTATTACGGTTTATTTATAGAGCTTAAAGTCGGATATAATAAACCTAATGAGAATCAAATAAAATGGATGAACAGATTAAACGAAAAAGGATTTAAAGCGGTTTGGTCTAATTCCTTAGATGAGACTAGAGCAATTATCGACGAGTATTTAAAAATTAAAAAATGATAGCAAAAAAATATTAATAAAAAATGTGATTAATCGAATTAATTTATATATTTAACAATCTTTAAGCAATGGGACAAGGTCGGCGGCGAAAGTTTGTCGGTAAACGTTTTTAACTGCCTTGTAATTGCTTAATTTAAACAACTGCCAAAAATGAACAAAAAAAAACTAAGTGCGTTGGAGTACCCAATGCAAACAATAATAGACAAAGCCGTCTCTCTAGAGTACGGATTTAATCCAGAGCTTTCTAAGTGGGACCAATGCGAAAAGATAAAGGACTTTATCGCTTATCGGTTTAATATTTACGTCTGGGTTGTCCCGCGTTCCGACTTTACTTTCGTTCCGTATTCTCAAGACTTGAGTCCAGGATCGTCAAACCGAAATAAATACGGATTTTGCAATTTTCATAATCAAGCTTTTATCAAGGGATTACTCGCTGCAATATTGGCAATATAACGGTTTGAATATGGTGCGTTGCATCACAAAAATAAATAGATAAACTAAAACTTTGAATTATGATAAAATACATTAAAGACAACATAAGCAATGCACTATATTTTGTGTTAGTTGCTGTGTTTTTGTGGGTGTCAATTAGCAATATTATACAAGCGTTTAAATGCCCTAAGATGACTAGAACGGAATTATTCTTACATATACCTAAGTCTTTTGTGTGCGATTGGCAACATTGCAACTAACGTGTTGAATAAAAATTGAAGCGATATGAAGAAACAAATTGTACAAATAGTGAACCAACTTAAATTAGGAGACATAACCACCAAGGAAGCAAAGGAAGAGCTTTTGTTTTTATTTGGTGTTAGGTGTAGTTCTTCTATGACTAAAGTATTTGATGAAACCTATACAAAAGGTGCGGTAACAGATGATGAGATGTATAGATGTATGGCGGAGCTAAATAGTTTTACACATAAACCAACAGAAGACGAACAGGACTTAGTTGGTACTGACTTTGGAGAAATGAGTTACCAAACAATAGTTGATAAAGATTTTAGGATAGTTGTTTACGTTGAGCAGTAAATTACACCTAACGGTTTGTATATGGTGTGTAGCCAACACCTAAAACTTGGCTATTAAAAACAAATATTAATTAGGCTATACACTATATACCGTGTTATATGCTTTTAAATTTAAAACGATGAGTAAAATAGTAGTATTAAAAACAGAAGGTAAAGGTAGAAACACGCCAGATTTTGTTACAGTAATGTTGTTTGATAAAACAGAAGAAGCGGATAACTATTGTAAGGAAAACACAAAAGAAGGTAAGTATTGGAGTTTTGCAGAAATAATTAATGTAGGGGAAAGATTAGAGGCTTGGTATATGGAAAACATCTAATTGCATATAACGGTTTGTGTATGGTGCGTATGCCGATAGGCTATGCAATATACACGTTGTTACCCACAGTACGGATTATTAATGAATAATTAGATAAAATGAAAGGATTTAATAAAGAGGATTTAGAATTTTACTTGAATGACGAACCATTTAAAGGGTTGTCTAAAGAGTATATAATGGAAGCTATATTCAATAGTGCTATCCAAAACAATTGGCATCCACAAGTAGGTGATATAATTGTAGGATGTACTGGAAATATATTTGTAATAAGTGGAATGGATAGATTACACGAAAGTTTAGGAGGAAATAGGTATTATTTTGGTGGAAGTTCTTGCAATAGGGATGGTGGTAATGTTTTGGATAGCACATATTGCTATACCGCAAACGAAAGTGGTAAATACATACATCCTTTAGATGGTGAACAAGATAACCTTTACCACAGCTCAATAAGAGATTTTAAATATGTTCCTTACCCACACGAGAGGTAGTATTGTGGGTAACATTGAAGCAAACAAGCGCGGCCTCTTCGCCGTGTTGTTTGATGAGTGTTATCGCGTCGTTTTAATGCGCGGATTGATTTAATTAATTAGTTTCATATCTTTGAGATATGAGAGAAACAAAAAACAGTTGTAATAATCGAGGTTGTGAATATATTCGAGTACTCCCTTTTTGTCGCCGCCCTGAGTCACTTAATACAAGAGACCTACAAAAGCGGAATGATTTTCCGAAGGTTTTATCTTTGGCTCCTTTACCATTGGATAAAGAACCGATCAAAAAAGCGGCGTAAGTATCGCGCAATATTAAAACCGCTAGGCCTATGCATTTATTGCCAAGCGTTTTGGCTTAATGTGGTTTTATATCCTTTATTTTTTAACTTAGACCAGTATTTTATTCTATCAACTGGAGGGGTTTACCTCTTCATTGAATCAATATTTTTATTAAAACGATTATGAAAACAATCCCAGAACACAACAAAGAAGTAAAGCAAGCGCACAAAATACACTCTAAAGCGGTTCAGCCTTTTTTACAAAAGATCGTTAATTTAATGCAAGCGAGGCCGAGAAAGTCGACCTTTAAAATTAAATATGAAATAGATGAAAATAATAGACTTTGGAAAAAGTATTGCAACAAGTACCAGGCAACACACAAAGACAAACACCCCAATAGAAAGGCGTTTATTAACAGTTTGAAAATGTATTTCAAAGACAATGAGATTTTAAAGGAGGACGATTTTAAATTTATATTTAACAACAATTAAAAATTAAATTATGAAAAAATTAATATTACTATTTGCAATTGCTTTACTATTCGCAGCGTGTGAAAAAGAAGAGATTGATACAGCAACCTCGACAAGTTTAGAAGAAAGCCACGTCGTAACAATTTACGCTTATTCTGAGCAGGGTCTCAGTATTATTAATTACAAAGATGCAGATGGATTTAATTATATAACTACGATATACACCAATGAGGAAACAATCGAAACGAATCAAAACGCTACTACTTACGATTATTCAATATGCTTGAGCTCGCAAGGTCCCGACTCGCTTTTCTTAATGGCAACCTATAATGGGAAAACAACTTCGAGCGCCTTCCGTTCGTCTGGGTTTGGAGAGACTACAATTTCTATAGATTTAAATGAATTGAAATAAACTATCTTTATAAAAAATAATTTTAGTTATGAGCAACGGAAAAGGTAAAAAGTTAATCGGAGGTTTAATCTCTTTTGCTAGTGGCCTAGCGGGAAAAAGTAACCCATTTGTCGGAGTGTCTCTACAAGTTGCAAAACTGTTGAAAGGTAAAGTAATTGACCACATCGAAAAGAACAAAGCGTCAGAGATTGGAGGCGAAGGGAAAACAGATTTTGCAGAATATGCAGGAATATTGGCTTTTGTTGTGCTTGCTGGAATTGGCCTTGTGTTCGTTGCGCAGGGTAAAATAACATTCGAACAGCTTATTCAATTGATAGGTTTATTGTAAGTAAAGAACCCGTATTAACAAAAATTTAAACCATGGCAGGTAAAAAAGGGAGACCAACAAAATACAGCAAAGAACTAGCGGAAAAAATATGTAGTGAAATCTCTACTACCTCGCTCGGATTGGTTAATATTTGCAAGGATTCGGGTATGCCGTCAACGGTTACGGTTTACCGTTGGTTAAACAATGATGACGACTTTCTTAACATGTACACGCACGCGCGCGAAGAACAAGCCGACCTACTCGCCGACCAAATAATCGAAATTGCCGACGACTCAAGCGGAGACGAACAAATAAACCCAGACACGGGAGCAGTTTCTTTAAATTCAGAATTTGCCGCGCGATCACGTCTAAGAGTAGACGCCCGCAAATGGAAAGCGTCTAAATTAGCACCCAGGAAATACGGCGACAGAATACAGCATGATGTCGAGGTAAAAGAGCAACCTTTGTTTCCTGACGTTCCGTAAATGTTTGTTAGAACAACGGCGATAAATAAAATTTTAGCCTTAACAAAGAGAGTTAAAGCAATAAAGGGCGGATCGAGCGCGGGGAAAACATACGGAGTGCTACCTATATTGATAGACAAAGCGATAAAGACTCCAGAACTGCGAATAAGTGTAGTATCCGAAACAATACCACACCTAAAAAAAGGAGCTATTCGAGATTTCAAAAAGATAATGAAATCAACAAATAGATGGAACAAAAACCACTGGCACAGCACCGACTCAATTTATTCATTTTCTAATGGGAGTTATATTGAATTTTTTAGCGCCGACATAGAGAGTAAACTAAGAGGACCACGAAGAGATATTCTTTATGTGAACGAATGCAACGGGGTAGACTTTGAACCATACAGACAAGCAGCCAAAAGGACAGAGCTTGAAATCTTTCTCGATTGGAACCCTACTTCTTTGTTTTGGTTTGACACCGATATAAGCCAAGACGCGGACGTTGATTTTATTACGCTTACTTATTTAGATAATGAAGCCGCGCCACAGTCAGCAATAGATGATATTTTAAAATCTAAATTGAAAGGGTTTTTTAACTCTGAGTTACCAGTCGAAAAGCTATTCGAAGAGACAAATATTAAATCGACCTATTGGGCAAATGATTATAAAGTCTACGGGCTTGGGTTAACTGGCAGACTTGAAGGAACAGTCTTTCCAAACTGGATAGTAGGAACATTCGACGAGTCTCTCCCATATTGCCACGGCCTAGACTTTGGATTTAATCCAGACCCTTGCGGACTTATTAAGGTGGCCGTCGATCAAAAGAATAAGAAAATATATGTTGAAGAAAAAGCGTATTTGCAAAACTTAGGGACGGACGACATAGAAAAACTATTAAGGGATAGAGTCGAACCAAGCGGATTGATAATGGCAGACAGCGCAGGGAAAATTACTATACACGACCTGAGGCAAAGAGGATTAAGTATACAGGCGTGCGTTAAAGGTTCTGGAAGTATAATTGCAGGGCTTAAAAAAATAATGGATTATAAGTTAATTGTTTGCGGTCCTTCGCCCAATTTAAAGACCGAATTAAATAATTATATTTGGAACGACAAAAAAGCAGGGATTCCAATAGATAAATTTAACCATCTAATCGACCCACTTAGATACGCATTTGACAGGCTTATAAGAGGCGGCGGAGGGATGCTTTAAACAGGTAAAAAAATTATTGTAAATTTGACAAAACTATTTAAATGAGTAATTGGCTACAGAAAAAAGCGTTCAGTCTTTTAACAGGGTTTAAGCATTCGGACGTTTTTAGTCTCACAGGCTCACAGCATAGAAACCTAGTAGACGGAAACCTCACTATTTTAAGCGGTGGCAATTCGTCGGGGCAACAGTCAGATAATAAACTAATAACGGAGGGTTTCGAACGAAATGCGCAAGCGTATTCAATCATTAGAAAAATAAGCGAGACGGGTTCAGATGTGCCCTGGATACCTAAAGAAATAAAAGCAGATGGCACGTTAGAAGATGTAAAAGACGGGCGTTTCTTTGATTTCGTTATGCAACCCAACCCAGAGCAAACCCAAAAGGATTTTAAAGAAGAGTCATTTACTTACATGCTTACGACGGGGGATCTATTCTGGCAGCCTTTGGAGTCGGTTGGTTTTGGTATAAGCGAGTTAAAGACGTGGCCGAGCCAATTAATTGAGGTGCTAAGCACACAAGCAAACCCGTTGACCGTTTCGGGGTACATGTTTGAATTAGGACGACAAAAAGAGTCTTTTTCTGTAGATGAGTTGATTCACTTGAAGTATGTAAACCCAACGACGAGAGGCGTCGAGTCTCTTCGCGGCTTGTCACCACTTGCGGCGGCTTGGCTTGCTTTACATGGTGACAACCAAAGAGCCGAAGCACAGGCGGCAATGATTACAAATCGAGGCATTGCAGGAATATACACCCACGAGGGAGAATTCCCGCTCACAGCCGAAGAGGTGCATGCAAGACAAAAACTTTTAGACAAAGAGATCGGAGGCTCTGGAAAGTTTAACAAAGTGTTGGCAGGTTCGGGAAAAGGGAAATTCCTTCAATTGGGTATGTCTTCGAGCGATTTAGAGATACTAAAAACGGCTATACAGAACTTGAGAATGTTATGTAATGTTTACGGGGCGCCGTCTGAGTTGTTTAATGACCCTGCCAATAAAACATTCGCCAATCAAAAGGCCGCGCTAAAATCATTTTACGAAAACTCTGTTTTGCCATTAGACAGGCGAGTACTATCAAAGTATAATTCAACAGTAGTAAAAGATTGGTCCGAGCGAGATAATAAAAACTATACAGTCGTCCAAGACTTGCAACACATCGGAGCATTACAAGAGGACGAGGACAAAAAGGCGGCAAGATCCGAAAAGATAACAAACAGTATTATTAAAGTAGTTGCACAAACAAAACAGGGGCTTTCTCCAGACTCGGCGGCGAGTATAATAGCACACGCTCACGGGTTGCCAATAGATGAGGCTAAGAAATTTGTATCTTTGTTAAACACAAACCAAAATAGTAATGAATAAAAGCGTTAAAAGTTGCGGCCTTGAAATAAAAGGAATCGAAGAGAGCAAAGGGATTGTAGAATTTTACTTTTCATCGTTCGGTAATAAAGACAGCGACGGCGACATAATGGAGAAAGGTTCTTTTAAAAAGACCATAAGTGAAAACCTATCCAGAATCAAACACTTTAAAAACCACGACCCACACCTCGCAGTCGGTCGGATATTAGAATTACATGAAGATTCAAAAGGAGCTTATGCAGTTTCTCAGATGTCTAAATCTACACTAGGACAAGATACTTTGATCGAATACAAAGAGGGGATTATAACGGAACACTCCCACGGATTCCAAACGATAAGAGAGAATTACAGCAACGAGAAGAGTGCCAATATTATCTCAGAGGTTAAACTGTGGGAGGTGTCAAGTCTTACCGCTTGGGGTGCTAACAGCAACACACCCACTACAGGGATAAAAAGCCTTGAGGAC